CGCTCGCGGTCTACCTGCGCTCCTCGCTCGCGCCTGGCTCGTCCGACTACCGCTTCGGCGCGGACGCGAAGCCGACGCTCGCTAACACGTTCTCGGCCGAGGACGACGGGTGGCAGACCTACGTCCTCGGGAAGTGGCTGCGCCGCGACGGGTTCGCGCACAACCGCCTCACGACGGTCTGCGCCGACGCCGCGGTGCGCGTCCCGCTCGGCGCGGACAAGATCATCGCCGGCACGCCGGAGCTGGAGTACGACATCGTGCGCTGGCTCGCGGTCGTCCTGGCGTCTCCCGGCGGAGTCGACATCTTCGACCTCGTCTACGACTGGGTCGTGCCGATAGGGCGCGACCGCGCCGGCGTGTCGAGCGGGCACGAGTCCGGGGCGATGTTCGGCCGCCAGACGCGCCAGTCAACGTCCCGCTGGTCCGGCACGGCCGCGGGGCGGTCGTGGGAGGTCGGCTCGGTGGGCGCCTCGGCTTCGGAGGTCGCGCGCCTGCGGGCGCTGCGGACGGCGTCCCGCGCCGGCCTCGGGCTCGACTTCGCGCCGCCCGACTACCCGGGCAAGGTCCTCGTCCGCCTCGGAGGCGAGTCGCTCTCGATCGTCCGCTCGACGGCGAACGTCTGGAGCTGGCGCGCGACTCTAGAAGAGGTGATCTGATGGCGGCTCCCGCGTACGAACCCGTCACCGAACGGATCCTGGCCGACGTAGAGGCCGCGCTCGGCTCGATCTCGACCAAGGACCAGGCGGTCGAATACTGGAACGACGTCCGGTCCGTGGTCCGCTACCAGGCGGGCGTGCCGTCGATCACGTTCTTCCCGACGCTGGTGATCGTGCAGAACGGAACGGAGGTCCAGGACGACCTGTCGGCGGACCAGCACTCGATCAACGAGGAGCGGCTCAGCCTCACGATCACGGCCTACATGGAGACGCGCTCGGATGTCCCGCGCGCGCACTCGCGCATGGCGCGCGACATCCGCACGGCGCTCATGCAGGACCCCGAGCGCGGCGTCGGCGGGCAGAGCGGCGAGGGCAACGCCGTCCACACGTTCATCGAGGGCTTCGTCGCGTCCTACGCGCCGGAAGTCACGGACCCCCATTCCGAGGTGTCGGTCGACGTCTCTATCCTCTACCGCACCGACGTGGACGACCTGGAGACGAGCCGGTAACGAGGTACACGCATGGCACTCCTGACGATGAAGCGACAGCTCACCCTCCGGCGAGAGGCGACCCCCGGGACGTACGAGACCGCGCTCGATACCGACGCGACGGCCAAGGGCGGCGCGAACTTCACGCTCGTCGACCCGTCGTGGGAGCCGGGCGTCCTGAGCTTCGACCGGAACATCCTCAGCGCCTCGCTGTCGCCCATCCCCGGGTTCTTTCCGGGCGTCGGCTTCGCCACGCTCCAGTTCACGTTGGAACTCGCCGGCCACAAGAACAACGGCAGCACGGCGAACTACGTCGAGCCGCCGATCGGGGTCGCGCTGTCCGCGTGCGGCTTCAAGAGCGAGACGGTGCTCCCGCTGAAGATCAACGGCGGGACCGCGTGGACCGGATCAACAGGGACGAAGCTGGAGCACGGCGAGACGGTCACGGGCGCGGGCGGCGCGACCGGCGTCGTCATCGGCGACACGGCGAAGACCGCCGACGCCTACATCTACGTCCGCACGGTCTCGGGCACGTTCGTCTCGGAGAACGTCACCGGGTCGGCCAGCGCGACGGTCGTCAACATCACCGGGCCGAACACCTACAAGGTGTGGGCCTGGTCGCCGACGTCGACGGCGGTCAACCCGGCCTCGGCGTCCGACACGCTCTCGGCGATCTACTACGTCGACGGGAAACGGATCAAGCTGAAGGGCCTGCGCGGAACGTGCGAGTTCCAGTACGTCCACGCGAACCCCGCGCGCGTCGCGTTCACGCTGACCGGCGTCGTCCACGAGGTCGTCGACGGCGCGCTGCTCACCGGGACGAACAAGCCGCCGATCGACCACCAGAAGCCGCCAGCCGTGCTCGGCACCGGGCTCGCGCTGACGGACGGCACGCTCACCATCTCGCCGTTCTACAACGCGATGACGATCACGCTCGGGAACAACGTCGTCCTACGCGAGAACTCGAACGACTCGGACGGCTACGCCTACGCGGAGATCACCGATCGCGACCCGTCGATGACGATCAACCCCGACGAGGTGCTCGACGCGGCCTATCCGTTCTTCGACCACTTCAAGGCCGGCGTCTCCCAGGCGATGCGCTTCTCGGTCGGCGGGACGACCGCCGGGAACATCTTCGAGCACCGCCTCCCCGCCGCGGAGCTGACGCAGATCCAGGAGCGTGAGCGTGACTCGGTGTCCGTGTGGGACGCGACCTACGGGCTCCGCTCGGGCCAGTACGGATCTTCGCCCACGGGGTCCGGGGGCTTCGGAGCCGACAACGAACTGACCATCATCAACCGCTACGTCCTGCCGTAGCCCTGACGCGGCGCCGCTGACTGACGGCGCAGCGAGAGGAGACTTGCTATGCCCGTATGGATCGACCCGGACGAGGTTCGGAGGTACACGCTCAAGGAAGACGCGGAACTCGCGGAGGCCCCCGTGTTCCTCCTCGGCGTGCCGACAGCGAAGGATCAGGACTCGATCACGTCAGAGGTCGTCGCCAGCGCGAACGATGGCGCTGACAAGGTCGAGCTCGGCATGGGGATCCTCAACCTCGCGCTGCGCGTGTCGCTGCGCGGGTGGGAGAACTGGGAGAAGCCGGACGGGACGCTGGTCGAGTTCGACGCGAAGGACGTCGAACGGTCGCTGACGATGCTGTCGCCCGGCTCGCGTTCCGAACTCGGCCGCGTTGCTATCGAGATGATGAGCCTCGGGAAACGCGAGCGGGACTGATGCGCGCCGCCGTCGCCCAGGTGTGGGGAGCGCCGGTGGCGAGAACGGCCAAGATGAATTTCCCCGACTGCGAGAAGTGCCGCGACCCGGACCTGCGCGTGCAGTGGGGTTGCGACTCTCCGTCCGAGCGGTGCGTGTTCAGGACGACGTGCTCCGTCTGCAACGGCGGAGGGTGCGGCGGCTGCGAGGAGGGGTACGTCGAGCACCATCGATGCCCGACGGCGATCTTGCGTGAGGCGGCGGCGGACCTGCCTGCGTTGCGGACTGCGCTCTCGGCGTACTCGCTGTTCTCCGAGCACGGCGTCTTGCCGCGTCCCGACCGCGGGCTCCACCTCCAGTCCGCGCAGTTCGTCCAGGCGTGCGATGTGTTCGGCGGCGAGCGCGCGCGCTGGCAACGTGTTGAGCGCGACTACCTGGAGTCGACCGCGCGTAGGCCGATGAAGAAGGACGGTGCGTAGTGGTCGCGCAGCGCGAAGACCTGCTGATCGTTGCGAAGCTGAAGGACGAAGCAACGGCAGCGGTTGGGAAGCTCCAAAAACACTTGGAGGGGATCGGCGGCACTGCCGGGAAGGTTGGTCAGCAGGCCGGAGCTTCCTTGGCCGGCATAGGTGTCGCTGCTGCGCTAGCTGGTACTGGCGTCGGGACTCTCGTTACCGCGTTTCTCGGACTCAAGGTAGTTCAGGTAGCGATTGATCTGCTGGAAGATGCTGCGCGCGCTCTGATCAAGTTCTCGTTTGAGGGCGCGAAGGCCGCACTCGTCGCGAGCGAGCTCAACGCGAAGCTCGACCTCGTCGCGGGCGAGAGCGCGCCTCGCGTGCGGCGCGAGATGGAGCTCCTCGGCGACGCCACCGGGCGCGCGACGACGGCGCTGATTGATCAGTTCGGTCAGTTTCAGGTCTTCGGGAATGCTCTGGGAATAACTCAAGAGGCTGCGACCGAACTCTCTGGGATTCTCGTCCGCCTCGGTCTCGACCTCGCGTCCGCGCTTGAGGTCGATGATCTTCGGGTCTTCGAGGGGCTGGAGGGCGTACTCCGCGGGAACACTCGCGCATTCGAGGGGCTTGGCCCGACCATCAGCGACCTGGAGATCCAGCAGGAGGCGCTGCGGCTCGGGCTTGCTGCAACCACGGACGACATCACCGACCAGGACAAGGCGCTGGCCGCGCTGTCCGTGATCCTCGGCAAGACGACGTTCGCCACCGGAGAGGCGATCAACGAAGTCGACAGCCTCGAAGGTCAGTTCCGGCAGGCACGAGCGAACCTTGCGGAACTCTCTGAAGAGATCGGCGGCCGGTTCCTGGTCCTGCTCGAACGGACCGGCGCGGTTCAGGGGTTCGCCGACGCGATAAAGATTCTCGACGACTTCCTCTCCGAGCTTTCGGTATCGGTCAATGTTAGTGCATCGTCAATCAGGAAGCTGCTCGCGGTGGCGTCGATTGCGTCGCCAATACTGCGCGGACTCTTCAAGGCTGGGGAAAGTCTCGGCCTCGAATTTCAAGAGGCGCAGATCGAGCGTCTTGGCGCGAAGCTCATCGAGCTCGGCTTCAGCGCGGAACACCTTTCGAACGTCGTGGCGAGTGCGTTTGTCGCATTCCCCGGAGACCAAGAAGCCGAGCGCCTTGCGTTCATCCGAGCCGAATTCGATCGACTTATCGAGAGTGCCGAAAACGCTCCCGACGCTCTCGATAAGTCCCGCAACGCCTTCAACGAGTTCCTTGCTGCCTTCGCGAACATCTTCGACAAGAAGACCAAGGTCGACCTTACAGGCGAGGCGCTCAAGCGGTTCGAGAGCACGCTGCGCAGTTTGAACGAGGAGCTCCTGCGCGGATCTCTCTCGCCAGAGGACCGAATCGGAATCAGCGATGAGATGCTCGCAGCGATCGACAAGCTGCTCCCGAAGGAAGCAGAGCGGCTGGAGCTCGCGAAAGAACTCCGGCAGGCGCGCAAGGACGAGCTTAGCCTTCTCATCCAGGCGGCTGGCCTGTCAGACTCCGGACGCGAGGCGCAGGCTGCGTATGAACTCCTCGGGCGTATCGAGGATCTCCGGGCCGCATATGAGGATCTCAACGAGGAGCAGAAGGAGCTCCGCGAGATCCAGCGCCAGAACCGTCAGCTCTTCCAATCCCTCGACGCCGTCGCCGGCAACCTGACATCATCATTCGTAGCCTTCGCCACCGGCGCCCAGTCCGCGAAGGAAGCGTTCAAGAACTTTGCCGTCTCCGTGATCGGCGACCTGCTCGCCATCCAGGCGCGGGCGGTCATCCTGCGCTCGATCGGGTTCGCGCTGAGCGCGTTCTCGCCGGGGCTCGGCAACGCGTTCTCGGCAGGGCAGGGGTTCGCCCAGGGTGGCGTCGCCCAGTCGATCACGGCAGCTGCGCGCGGCACGGTGATCCCGCCCGGTCCGCACCTTGTCTCGGTCAACGAAGGCCCGCCGTTCCGCGAGGCCGTGCTCCCTCTCACGGCCACCTCCCAGGGTCTCGGCGTGCGAGCGGTCGTGCCCGAGGGCGGCGGAGGCGGCGTCTCGTTCCAGGTGTCGATCTTCGCCGTCGACTCTCAGTCGTTCGTGGCCATGGCTGCGCGCGACCCGAAGGCGCTTGCCGAGGTCGTCGTCGCGGGAATGCGATCGAACCCGACGTTGCGGAACGCGCTGACGAGTCGGGGGGTGTTCCAGTGACCCAGATCCTCCCGCGCACAGACGCCTTCGACGACGGGTCGCCGTCGTTCGGGACGCGCCCGCTCGCGTGGCTCGGGCTAGAACCCGTCGCCGCGACCTACGGCTACGGCAACCTCCACGACGGGTACGGGAAGTTCGTCGGGCTCGGCGGGTTCCAGCGCGTGAACGCCGTTGCCTTCCCCACGAGCGGCGACGCGGACACCGTCCCGCGCGGCTTCGTTCACCGAATCGCGCAGGCGGAGAACGTCTACGTCTCGGCCGGGTTTTATTCCGCGGCGTTCCTGGGCGCGGCGCTTCCCGCCTACATCACCGAGTTCGGCGTCGCCGTGCGCGTCCAGGGCGGGACGCTCAACGGCGGCGGGACTACCGACGTGCGCCTGACCGACGTGTCGTGCTACCTCGCGCGGCTGCGCGGCGTGCTCGCCACGAACCAGACGACGTGGAGCGTCGTGCGCGTCAACGCCGGGGTCGAGACGGTTCTCGGGACGACGACGATCTCTGCCGCGCAGTCGTCTGTGCTCCAGTTCGCGCGCCCCTTCACGCTGCGCCTGCGGCTGAACACGCTCGCGTCGGGCGTCGAGTACGTCTTCGAGGCGCTCGGCCTCGACGCGACCGCGGGGTTCACGCTCGCGCCTACGGCGTTCGTCCAGGGGATCGACACCTCGGGGAGCAGGCTCACGGGGACCGGCCGCGTCGGGTTCACGATGGGCGTGCCGCGTAGCGTCACGACGCCGACCGTCTCCAGGACCGTGCCAATCTGCGAGTTCGTCGAGGTGCGCGACTGGACCGTCCCGACGAAGGTCACGTTCCGTGACGAGTTCCGCCGATACGCGGCGACCGTGGCGAAGACGATCGGGCCGGACTCAAACGCCGTCAGCGGGAAGAGCGTGCAGGAGGCGTGGACGCTCGGGCAGTTTACGAGCGGTACGCCGTTCTGGACCCAGTCGTCGAACCGCATCACGCGCACGCAGGTGTCGCCAGGCAAGGAGGCACGTGCGGCGATCTCGACGCTCGCCGCCTCCGACGACAAGCACCAGCGGCGCCGGTGCAAGTTCAACATCGCCACGGGGACGAGCACCGAGGTCGCGGTCGGCGTGATCTGCCGCGCGGCTACGACTGGCACGGGCGACTTCGGCACGGGCGTCTTCGGCCTCAAGGACGTAGTCGGCTACGTCGCCTATTGCCACTACGTCACCGCAGGGACCGTGTGGAACGTCGGGATCCGCCTCTACAACGGAGCGATCCTCGGCGGGTTCAAGATCGCCGAGAAGTCCCAGGCGACGCAGCTCTTCCCCGTGAACGGAACCGACTTCACGATCGACCTTGAGATCGCTCCGCAGGGGCCGGACCCGCTGACCGCGCCCGTCGAGATGAAGGTGCGCGTCGACGGGACGCAGGTCGTCCTCGTCGCGCAGCCGCTCACCGGCATCTCGGCCGACGCGCTCGGGACCGTGACAGATGCAGGGAACGGCCGCCTACAAGCGAACTTCGGTGAGGGCTTCTTCGCGGGCGGCTTCGACTCGAACCGCGTGATCCAGATGGACGACTGGACGCAGATGGCCGTTCCCTCACTCGACCTCGCGTCGATCATCGTCCCGACCGAGGGGAGCGCCGTCGACTCCATCGACCCGATCTTGCGTCCTGACTTCGGGATCGAGGTCGAGGAGGTCACGCCGCGCATCGAGATCCCGTTCGAGAGCGGGCACGTCTACGTCGCGCCGGTCTTCGAGGACGCCGACGGCGACCTCGGGACCTACCGGCGCTGGCGCGCGACGGCGAACGCCATCGACGTCCTGACGCACCGCAAACTGGAGGACTTCTTCGACCGCCACCGCGGGCGCGAGGTCCCGTTTTTCTTCACCGACGAGTCCGGCGTGCAGCGTACGGTCGTATTCGCGGGCTTCCAGCTCGGGCGCTCGAAGCGCGGCCCGGACACCTCGTCGGCCGAGCTTGCCTTCGAGGAGGTCATTAGCTCGTGAGCCTTCAGCTCGACCTCGCCCAGATCGGCGGCCTGAACAAGCTGGAGGAGGGGAACGCATACCTATGGTTCCTGGAGATCCAGGTTCCGACCGATCCCGACCCGACCGTCTTCCGGTTCGTGCGATCGCCGTACCGCGTCGACTTCGGAACGTTCTCGACCGGCGTCCCGATCACCTGGGACCCGTTCTCCTTCGACGTCGAGCCGCTCCGCTCTGACTCGGACGGCACCCTCAACGGCGTGCGGGTTTCGGTTTCGAACGTCACGCGCACGATCCAGTCGGCGCTGGAGACCTACGAGGGGCTCGTCGACTCGCCGGTGCGCGTCATGCTCGTCAACCGGCGCGACCTGGCGAGCGGGCTCCCGCTCTTCGAGTTCCGAGGCGAGGTGCTCTTCTCCTCGGCGGACTCGCGCGCCGTGGCGATCGACGTCGGGCTGTTCAACCTCCAGAGCAAGAACTTCCCTGGGCGGCGCGCGCAGCGCAGCTCGTGCCGGTTCCTCTACGGCGGCGGGTCCTGCGGCTACGACACGACCCGGTTCGGCAGCCTCGGGACATGCGACAAGACGCTCGACGGCTCGAACGGCTGCGAGGCCCACGGGGACGACGAGGTCGCCGCCGGCCTGGCGAGGCTGCACCCGGCCCGGTTCGGCGGCTTCCCCGGGATCGCCCGGGTCGGGGGGCTGGGGACGTGACGCACGCCGCGCCCTGGCACGCCTTCCTCGGCCTGTCCTACGCCGAAGGGGCGACCCCCGAGCTTGGCCGCCACGGGCGCCCGCTGGGGCCTACGGACTGCCAGGGGGTCGTCCTGGCATTCCTACGCGCCCGCGGCGTGCCCGCCCCTGACGCGAGCCTACGCGGCCAGGCGGCCTACCGCTGGTGGGACGCCGTGGACGGCCCCCCGGAGCCGCTGGACGTCGTCACCTCGGACCCATACGAGGCGGGCTGCGCCTCGCACGTCTCCGTGGCCGTAGGGGGCGGGACGGTCCTCTCGGCTGGTAAGCGCCGGGGGTCCTTCGCCGAGCCCCTGTGGCGCGTCAGGCGCCGCCTGGGGGTCTACCGTTTCCGCCGGAGGACCGGGCTCAGTCAGCCCGGCGCGGGGCTGCCTCCGGCGGGCGATCCACCCGCGCCGGGCGCTTTACTGGACTTGGCTCGCTGGATCGATCTCGCGCGCAGCGAGCGCCGCCAGGAATGCCTCCCGCCGCACGGCAATCCGGCGACCGAGCCGCAGGAACGGGCCGCAGTCCCCGCGTATGACTGCCCTACGAGCCGCAGATGCGCCGACCTGGAGGGCGATCGCCAGGTCGGGCACGAACATGACCTGCGGCAGGGCCGCGCGTTGGACGGTTTCCGCGTGTCTAGCTTCGCTCATACCAACCAGTGGAAGCGGCTTGCTGCTGTCGGCAACGGAATCCAAGAAATATGATCCGCGCCTCCTACCGCCCCGACCCCCTCGCGCGCCGCGCGCGGTCCTGGCTCCAGCCGTGGGCGCCGGGGGCCTCCGTGCGCGCGTCCGCCCCGAGGTCGGACTACCCGCTCGCGTGCTGGCGCAACGGCGGGCGGGTCGCCCCGGACGACTGGGACAGCCAGCTCCTCGACGGCGACACCCTGGAGTACGCGCCCGAGCCTGGCGACCCGGCGACGTTCGCGGCGACGGTCACGTTCTTCGGGTTCTCCCAGACGTTCACCGGGGCCGCCGCGATCGCCATCACGGCCGCGGCTCTCGTCGCCCAGGCCATCGCCGCGCGGTTCCTGATCCAGGCCCTCGTCGGGTCGCCGCGCAAGCCGTCCGGGCCGGGCGACGTCGACTCGACGCACTACGGGTTCGGTGGGATCCAGAGCAACCCGGCCTACTCCGGGGCCGCCGTCCCCGTCGTCTTCGGTCGGCACCGCGTCGCCGGCGTCGTCGTCAACGTCTACACGCGCACGATCTCGACGCCGAACACGACGGACCTCTTCGTCCTGATCGCGCTCGCGGACCATCAGGTCCAGGCGATCGGCGACAAGACCGCCGACGGCGGGCCGTTCACGACCGCGGCCGGCGATCTCCCCGCCGGGCTCCAGATCGACGGGCAGCCGGCGACGAACTTCCTCGGCGTCGAGTGCTACGTCCGGATGGGGACCGAGAACCAGACGGCGATTCCCGGCTTCGAGCAGGCGCGGCTCCAGTTCGCGGTCGGCTCGACGCTCACCGTCAGCGCATCGCCGTCGACCGTGGCCGCGACGCCTGGCAGTTACGCGCAGGCGCACGCGGAGATCACCAAGTGGGACACGGAGGTCGCCTACACGGCCGGCGACGACGCGGACTCCTTCGTCGCGCAGGTCTTCTTCCCGCAGGGGCTCTTCACGCTCGACTCTGTGACCGCGAAGACGCTCCCCTACATGGTCGAGTTCCAGGCGCGCTACGTCGAGGTCGATGGCGGCGGGACCCCGATCGGAAACTACGCCGTGCTGCCGAAGACGACCATCTCGGCCGCCGTTCGCACGCCGTTCTACCACGAGCTCGAAGCGGCCTTCGTCGACCCGGCGACGTACACCGCGCCAGTCGGGTCGTCGCACCTCTCGCTCGACGGGACGAACGACTACGCGCGCAACGCCGCCGCGGTCGGCATTCCGACCTCGGCGCCGCTCACGACGCAGATGACGTTCCTAGCGTGGGTCCGCGTCTCGTGGGCGACGACGGCTGGCGGCAGCTTCTCGGGGAACCTCAACTTCACGAAGAGCGGCCGGCAGTACGTCGTCTCACAGTTCGGCACGAACCAGGGCTTCGCCGTCTACATCGAGAAGGGCGCCACGGTCCCGGTCACGATCAACGGTCAGACGTACACCTCCCACCAGGCCGTTCTCGGCATCAAGCACGGCGACGGAGCCGCGACGTCGAGCGCGACCATAACCGGAGCGACGCTAACTGGGTTCCTCCAGCCGTCCGTCGCGCCAGCCGTCCCCGCTACAGGCGTCCTCGGGCAGTGGGCCATGGTCTGCGTGACCTACCAGGCCAACGTCGACGCGGCCGGCAACGGGGAGTTCGTCTATTACTGCAACACGACGCGGCTCGGGTCGCAGAAGGTCGGGCCGTCCGTGCGCCCCGTCTGGTCGCCAACATCCGAGATCATCGTCGGCGCGGAGAACGTGACGCCTTCGAACGTCTTCGCCGGGGTCGTCGACGAGGTACTTGGATACCAGCGCACGCTAGGCTCGCCCGAGGTCTCTGCGAAGTGGAACGGCGGGGCTCCTGCCGCGCCGACGTCCGCGAGCGAGATCGGGCTCGTGATGGGCTACCACCTCGACACGAACGGGAATGACTTCGTCAAGACGAACCACCTCACGTTGACGAACGGCGCGGCCATCGTCGCCACGTCGGGCACGGCGCCGCAGCCCGTCCTCGCCAGCCCCGTTCCCGGCGCGACGAGCGGCACGGCCAAGAGGTCGCGCTACAAGGTCGAGCTCCAGCGGATCACCGGGAACCCCGCGTCCTCGGCGACGCTCACGCAGGACGAGATCCAGTGGGCGGCGATCCAGCTCGTCGACTTCCAGGTCTACCAGTACCCGAGCACGGCGCTCCTCGCTGTGAAGATCCGCGCGAGCGAGCAGCTCAACACGAACCAGCCGCTGATCACCGCGCTAGTCGACGGTGCTCTCTGTCTCCAGTGGGACGGCGTCGACCCGCAGTACCCGACGCTCACGCGTGTGTGGTCGCAGAACCCGGCGTGGGTGCTCGCGCAGGCGGCGACGAACCACGACTACGGGCTCGGGCAGTTCTTCCCCTCGTCGTCGATCGACTGGCCGGCGTTCAAGGCCGCGGCCGACTTCTGCGACGAGCTGGTCTACGACCAGCGCGAC